GATTTTTTCAACCATCCAACGACCATTTGAGTCGGTGTCGAGGTTAAATGTACCAGCAGTAGTTGTACCTGCTTGGCAACCAGGTTTAGCAACACCGTAGATTGTACGGATAACTTCACGGTTAATTTCAGCAAGAATTTCAGCAGACAGAATGTTTGCCAATTCAGTTTCAGCGTCAAGACCATGAACTGCTTTCAAGTCTTGTGCCAATTCCATTGAGTATTCTGCTTTCAAAGCACGTGTTTGTGCAGTAACAGTAACTTTCTCAATTGAGAATGCCATTTGTTGGAAAGCATTAGCATCATTACCGTCACCAAAAGCTTCAGCACGACCAGTAGGTGTAGCACCACCAGACAGAACATCAGTATTAGCAACATTAACAGCAGCGTTCGATGTGAAGATTTCAGTTGGCGAAGAACCAGTTGTCAAAGCAGCAGGAGCATTAGTACCTGCACCAGAGAACATCGAGTTTGCTTCGTTGTAGAATGCCTCAGTACCGCCTTGTGTGCTGTAATGAGTACGCATTGCAAAAATCAAACCAGTAGGACCAGTCATTGGCTGAACGCCGCAGATGTCATACGCAATCAGATTAGGCAATGAACGACGAACCAAACTAATAAGGATTGGGTCGAAACCAGCTACAGGACCAGCAGCAGCAGCAGAACCACCAAAACCACCTGTACCAGCAAAGTTAGTTGGCGAAGTTTCGTTCAGCATACCAGATGCTTTTTGCATCTCGACTGCTTGATTTTCCAGAATAACTGCTGTTACCGCTTTACGGTATGGGTCTTTAATTGCGGGTAGGTCTGGATGATCCAGTACGCCTTCCCATTTTGATTGTAAGCCTTCGGATAGATACATTTGTTTCTCCTATTTTTGTTGTAATTAAATTCTTGTTTTGGAAATTGCGTTAGAAACTGCTGCAACGAACGGGTCGTGTATAGCAACTTTCTTATCATCAGCATCTTCCATGACTTCGTTCAAGTGGTTAATTGCAGACTTTTTAACACCTGATGGGAAATAATTCTCACGCAATGTCTCAAGTTTCTCTGTGTATTCTTCCTCTGTGGAGAACTCTACACTCTCTGCGAGTGTTCTAATTTTTTCAACTTGAGTTGCGGTCAAACCTTCACACACTTCACGTGTCAGTTCTGATTTAACGGCTTCAACGAGTGCTTTCTTATACTCGATGTTTGTTTCAATTTCTTCGTTGAGTTGTGTTTCAAGTTCTTCAACTTTAGAAGCCAACTCATCGATTAGATCGACTTTTTCTTCTGGAACATTGATATAGTTCTCAGCGAATAGGTTACGTAGACCACCGATAAAGTCTTCAGTGATTTCTGAACGCAGACCAGACTCGATAGCGATTTCGTTATCGTTCATCCATTGGTCTACAACGTAGTTCAGATAGTCGTCAACTTTTTCTGTAAGGTCAGATTTGATAGCATCAACTGCTTCTTCAAGCATACCAGCATACTCTGATTCAATTTGTTCTTGAATTTGAATGATACGGTCGGTAACACGTGCTTCAAAAATAGTAGCAGCTTTAGAACGGAAGTCTTCAGAAATAGTTTCGTCATCACCAAACATGGCATCAACGTCTTCTTTCATTTTTTTCTTCATCATTTTGTATGCTTCTTCAACTTGTTCTTGATCTTCATCAAGAACTTCTTCCTCATGTTCTTCTTCATCTTCTTCACGCATGGTGTTTTTACCAACGTGATTCTGTGTATCCGAAGATGCATTGGATGGTTTTGTAGTAGGTGCAGTAGCACTCTTTGCTGCTTTAGTCGTATCGAGTTTAGCAGAGTTGTCATCAGGTTTATAGTTCTCTGGTGTTGGACCACCAACATCAACCCAAGTTGCACCAGCAGCCCTTTCAGTGGGCATAGATGGTGCTTTACTCTTGCTACCCGACAGAATATCGGCTGCTGCTTCCATTAATTTGTTTGTTGCCATTGGGATATCTCCTTATGATTTCTTATTTATAAATTTTAAAGTTTTGATAGATAATTTTCGAATAATTTTAAAGCAACTTCTTCTATTTGTTTGGAAGATGCTTGTTTAATCTGTCTTTTAGCATAGTCAAAGTCACGCTCTACGAAACGTCCTTCAACCACCATCCATTCTTTATTTTCCATAATGCCATTTACAAAAGCACCAGGAGCAGATGGGTCTGCAACAATATCAGCCGCAGTTGCTAATCTCAAATCATCTTGAACGAGGTTATATCCCTCACGTGTCTGAATGACAGAACCCAAAGCACGTGAAGATACACCAATTGAAACATCATTCTCTAAAAAATTTTTAACTATTTGTCCATAAGGAGTATCGAGAATTAATGCCTTACCATAAAAAGTAACACCGTCTTCTTTTAGACTTAGGATTTTGTGGGATACACGTTCCAAGTTTAATGATGGGGTATCTGGATGACCAAGTTCTCCAAGAGCTCTATTGGTATCAATATATTCTTTGGTGTAACGAGCAACTTCATTACGCAATGTATCCATCTTATACATACGATTATTTTTATTGACGGTATCTCCAACTAGGAAAGTGCCTTCAATATATAAATTCTTTTTGCCAGTTGCTTCGTTCATCTCTGTGAGATATTTTACATTCTCAACTGTCTCTCTAATTAGTTTCATAGTATTGTGGCTCCTGAATATGGATCAACATTATACGTTGCTACTTTAGATACTTCCATAACAAGTGACCCACCAGTATTGACTACAATAGTCATTGTACAAGCAGAATTGTTTGCAATCGAATGACCGAATTCATCAAATCGCATTTCACCTGCATTATGCAGTTGTAAAATGGGCATACCATTTCTTACAATTTGAATGTTTCCATTGGTAGACCATGTAACTCTTTTGATATCAAATGAGGACACAGTTTCAGTAGTAGGATTTGCTCGCAAGTCAGTAAGTGCAATGGTAGCAGTGCCAGCATCAGCAACTCTGATAATGGTTGGTCCTCGTAATGTATTTGTAATTTCTGATTGGAATGCCATTTTATCTTAGTCCTATAGATTTTCTACGCATCATTGACATTCTTCTTTTGAACAATGTGCGTCTAAGTTTTGCTTTTCTTGTTGTCTTCCAAGAACGCTTTAATAATCTTGCTTTATGTAACCTAACATTTGCTGGTATTCGTTTAACTGTTTTACCAGATATTCTATAACCTTTGATACCAGACCTTCGTGTGTTACGTTGTAGAATAATTCTACCTTGTTTATTTCTACGAATGCGGCGTCTAATTTTTTGAATGCGCCCCATTTTAATAATATTTGGATTGCGTTTTACTGCTTCATCCAAAAAATCTTCCGACATATCTTCTGCAACATATCGTTTTGCTTCTTGTAATCTCTTACCAACTATTTCATCTAAGCGAGCAAATATAAGTTCCTTAGCTTCAGATAATTTATTATTAATTATACTGTTGACAAAACTCATATACTTTTTCAAAACTCTCTATAGATTCAGTTAATTTTTCTAAAAACTTATTTTTATTATCTTCACTAAGACTATTATATGTTTCTGATATTAGTAGTGTCATGTCCTCTGTCATTTCAACAGAATTACCATCTTCCAGATGCATCACGTTTTCTTCTGCTTGAATTGGATGCTCATCAATCTTAGGTCCGTAAGGAACAGAAAAATGTTTATCCAACTTCTGCGAATAGTATAATGCAATTCGTGTGTCATCTGGATACATACGAATTGCTTTTCTTCTTAACAACAATACTGGAGGAGGTTCTTTACTTACAGAAACCGACTCTTTTACTTGTTTCTTATCAATATTTTTATCTTCAGTATCTTTATCTTTGTCTTTATATAAATCTTCTACATCAACCAAGTCTGAAAACTTTAATCTGGATCGTCTAACTTTACGACCACTAGGACTAATCTTATAGTCTGATGTATACTGAACTGTCTCTCGTCTTTCGTGTATTGCTTTTCGTGCTTGTGTATTAATAGTCTTATTATGTGAAAGCAAGTCTACCATTTTACTAAACATATTTTGAATGATAGCACGATCTGCTTGAGTAAAGTTTGGTTTCTCTTCACCCATTCTATCCAGTATCTTATGAATACGAGTTATCTGTGCCTTATTGGCCAGACCTGCACGAATCAAAGCATCAAACTTAGAGTAGTCTGCCTTCTTTTCTTCTTCAACAATAAGTTTGAATTCGTCTAATGCTTTCATTCTTCGGATTCAATTTCCTCTTCTGAGTATTCTTCTTGCTCTTCTTCTTGTCCACCAAATAAAGTGGATGCAATCTCTTGTTTGCGACCTTGAAGAGCATCAAATGCCTTAGAAGATAATAGTTCTTCCAATTCTTCTTTTGCTGTCACATTATCACCAGCAGCAATACTGTTTATAAAATTATTAATATTTTCCATAATATCTCCTATTTAGCTTTTGTTACAGTTTTGTTTACAGATGCATCCAATTGTGGAGTCAATGATTCGGGTGCATCTTCACCCTCATGAGTATTGTCTTCTGGAGGATACTGATTCGGGTCTTCACCTTGTTGTTCCTGCCCACCACCCATAGCTGGACCTTGCATGAAGTCGGGTAAAGTTTCTTTTTCATGTATAATTTGTTTTTCCATTTCATCAATCTCCTCTTCAGTCATCATCAACACTTTTTGTTTTACAAACTGTTGTGAGAAGTAACGACCAATAAATGGATCAAGTGTAGCAACCATTTGAATGCGATTCTGTAACAACTCCGACTCACGCATTTCAGTGAAGTTATTATCTTTCAGGAAGTCATAATAGATATCATCCTTAAAATCTTCCCACTCTTCTAAAGTGCAGATACCTTTTAACGATAACTGAACACCTAGTGCTTCATCAAAAAGATTAGTAAACTTGTTACGTAACTGTTGTATATACTTTGCAAACTTTAATTCATCACGTGTAACTTCTTGTGACCGACCAAGACCAGCAAATCCACCTTCTTGTGGTTCAAGGCGTGAGTAAGGAACATTCAATGATTGTAAAAGTTTTTTCTGGAAGTATTTAACATCTTCCAGTTCACCTAAGTTTTGTCCTGCTGGTAGTGTAGTAATCTCTGTTCCCTTACCACCTTCACGGCGAGGCAACCAGAAGTCTTCAAGCATTGACATGTGCTTACGTTCATCACGTAACTCACCAGTGTTGGCATCATATACCATCTTGTTACGATATTTAATCATAACATCACGTAGATATTGTTCTGCTTTACCTTTAGGTAAATTACCTACGTCAATATAGAATATACGGCGTTCTGGCGCACGACTAATACGGTAGATGACAATCGCATCTTCAATCATTCGTAGTTGATTGAGTGGTTTGATTGCCTTGTGTAGATAAGAAATAACGAATGTATTCTTTGCATCCATCATTCCAGAGTTCACATTGATGATTGAGTCTGGAGAGATGCGTAATCCTTGATTTACTTGTGCAGTAAATGCTTGTTGTTGTGTTCCACGGTCATTAAAAACATAGTATTCGGCAATCGATTTAATAATCGTTGCACCAGTTTTTGGGTCACGGTCTTTTTTAATCTCACGAACTTTACGAATCTT